GAAAATATAGAGCTTAAAAACGAAGAATATGAAGAAATAAACATAAACTTTGATTCGTTGGAATGGTACGAATCAGAACTGCTTAAACTTCGCGAACAACATACACTCAGAGGAATTGAGCAACTAACTAACATTTCACACAATACTATTAACTCAATTATCAATAACATTTCTAAAAAAATTAAGAATGGAAAAGAAAAATACACAACAACAACAAAAATTTGATTATAGCGAATTCATAGAAGCAAATAAGTTTCTCATTGAAAGAATTGATTTAGACATAGACATATATCCTGGTGATGATGATTTAAAGACATTTCAAACAATTGCGAAAACAATCGATGCTGATAGATATTTCACAATTTATGGATGTCAGTCTTGTGTTAGAGAATTAGTAAAATTTGTTTACGATAATCAAACTAACAATGCCAAAGCCTAAACTTATAGAAAATCCTGATAAGCTTTTATATTTATTTGATGAATATAAAAGAGTGACTAAAATAAATCCAGTGCGTAAACACGTATTTGTAGGTAAAGATGGCAAATCTGATTTTGAAGCTCGAGAGAAACCTTTAACGTTTGAGGGTTTTAAAAATTATTGCAGGAGAATGATTTGTGAAGTTGAACAATATTTCATAAATCCTGATAATAGATATAGTGAATATGTTAGTATCTGCCGTATGATTAAGGATGAAATTAGGGAAGATCAGATAGTAGGCGGAATGACAAACATTTATAATCCATCTATTACTCAAAGACTTAATAATATTGTTGAGAAAACACAAACTGAAGTAACAATATCAGAAATTAAAGCAGACTTTGGCAATTAATGTTCAATTATATACTCCTCACGATAAGCAAAAGATAATACATAACTCGATTAATAACGAGCCATACAAGTATTATGTGCTAAATATTGGTAGACAATTTGGCAAATCATTACTAGCTATCAATCAAACACTTCTTTGGTGTTTTAATTCTAAATGTAAAGCAGCTTGGGTAAGTCCAATTTATAGGCAAGCATCAAAAGTATTTGATGAAGTTATCAACGCATTTGCAAAAAATAGCAATATAATTTCAAAGAAAGATAGTAGTGACTTATCTATAACTTTTTCTAATGGTTCAATACTTCAGTTTTTTAGTGCCGAAAGGTATGATAATATAAGAGGTTTTACTTTTGATTATTTAGTTTGTGATGAGTTTGCATTTATGGATGAGAAAGCATGGAGCGAAGTTTTGAGAGCAACTGTATTAGTAAATGGTAAAAAAGTATTATTAATTTCTACGCCAAAAGGTAAAAACCATTTTTATAATTTATTTAACTTAGAAAATGTAAATAGTCAGTATAGGTCTTTTAAAATGACTTCTTACGATAACCCATTAATAAGTCCAAGTGAGATTGATGATGCAAGGATTACACTTCCTGAACACGTATTTAGGCAAGAATATCTAGCAGAGTTTATTGACGGAGGTGCTGGAATATTCAAAGACTTCCCTATAAATGATACGCCAAAAAAATCAATAAAATATTATGCAGGTGTTGATTTAGGTAGAGCAGACGATTACACAGTTATAACTGTATTTAATGAGTATGGCGAAATGGTACACATTGAAAGGTTTAGACATAATACTTGGATTAATATTATCAATAGTGTTGCATCAATTATAAACAAATACAATGCAGCAACTTACATAGAAGTCAATAGTGTTGGTGATGCAATTTTCGAACAAATAAAACCACTATGTAAAAACAAAGGAATAATACGACCTTTTGTAACAACTTCTAAAAGTAAGCAAGAAATAATAGAACAGTTAAGCGTTGCTTGTCAAAATAAAAAAGTATCATCTTTAAGCGTTGAATGGTTTTTAAAAGAACTTGATATTTTTGGTTTTGAATATAATTTAAAAACTAAGTCCATTAAATATTCTGCTCCTTCAGGATTTCACGATGATGGGGTTATGAGTGCTGCAATTGCTTATGATGCTTTTACAAATATGAAAACTACTGGAGTTTACACTATCGGTTAATCAAACATTCACGTTAAAAATTAGTTATATACTTATGACTTTAAAGCAGTATCAAGTTTGCTATTCCATAAACGAAATAATCAAAGATGACATTGAACGAATGGCAATGATTATTTGTGAATTGTGGAACAAGTCACCTGATGAAGTTGATAATTTGACTAGAAAGCAGTTTGTTAAATATTGCGATAAGGTAGAAAAGATATTTTCAAAAGGTTTTAAAAAACCAATTTACTCATTTCGCAAATTGCAAACAGATGCAACTAAGTTCACATTTGGGCAGTTTATCGAAATGCAACATTGGTTAAAGAAGTCACCTATTGACAATTTGCATTTGGTAGCTGCTACGATAAGCAAGTCAAAAAAAGAACATGATGTTAAAGCAAACTACTTTTTAAATCATAATGCGAGTTATTGTGTTAATGATTGCCTTGCAGCTATTGATAGTTTGAATGTGTTAGTAAGCAAATTTAAAGGGTTGTTTGAACTACCTGAGAATGATGCTGAAGATTTGCAGGAATTTGACAAGCAAGAGAAACTAAACAAGCATCCATTTATTGAAATAGATGGCTGGACTTATGCAGCTAGAGAGGTTGGAGAATGGTTAGGTTTAAATGTACACGAAGCTTATGAGTTGGGAATTATGGAAGCATTGAACACACTAAGCACTTTGAAGCGTAAACAAGACTATGATAAACAAATGAATAAGTAATGGCAGCAATTAACTTAGACTGGTTGGAAGATAGTGGAACTGCAAAGAGTGAATTTGTTGCAGTAGGCACGCAGGATAAACTAACACAATTAGCTGCTCAATATTCTATTGCTTTGGCTAAAAAGTTAGGTGATGTAGATGCAAGTAGTAGCGGAGAATTAGCAGATAGTATTCAACCTTTATCTATTCAGGTTAAGGAGAATATATTTTATGTTGATATTGTAGCTGCTAAGTATGCATCATTCATAGATGAGGGTGTTGATGGTTGGGCTAATAGTAGAGGTAGTAGGTTTAAGTTTAAGACCAGGGGAGTTGATCCCAAAGGTGCAATGGTTAAAAGTGTTAAAGATTATTTAGTTCGTGAAAATAAAATATCACAATCTAAGTATGCAGTGTTGAATAAAAAAGGCAAGGTAAAAGATAGGCAGATACAAGCTGCTACAACTGTTGCCTATATGATTAAAAGAATGGGAATAAAAGCAACTCACTTTTGGCGAGATGCTACAACTGAATTTAGTAGCATAGTTGAGAAAGAATTAGGAATGGCTGTAAAAATAGACATAATAAATAATTTTAAGTAATGACTTTTGAAACAATACCGGATAATTATTCAAGCGTAAATGATATATTAGTTTATGTTGTTTATGATAGTAATGCAGTAGATCCAACTAAATTAGATTATAAATATGTTGCTGAGATATGGTGTGCAGGTGCAAAGGTTCACACTATGAGAACATACCCTAATCCAGTAAACAATAGAGGAATATTTGATACTGCTGCAATAATTAGAGAATCAATAACGCCATCAATAGCAACGGATTTAGGAACTGGCAAATGGTGGATTGATGTGCAAGTAAAGATTAGAGAAGAATACAATGGAACAGTTGGGGCTATAGTTGCAACATCTACAGAAAAGATATTCTTTAATACTTACAATGGTCGTGTTGATAATTTAACAGGATTGAGTAGCTACACTAACAAAGTGCTAAGTAACAGACCTACTACTATCTATTTGCCGAGTGGTTGTGCTACTTTTTACATTCCATACTTTGCAGCAAGTGCTTCAAGTTTCAATGTATCTATAAATGGAACTACTACAGCAGTAACACCAGCAGCAGCAAACAGTTTAATTAACATCAATATTGCCAATAGCTTAACAAGTGATTATACAGTAGTCATCAATGGCGTTACTTATAACGTAGTAGTGTCTTGCAGTGGTTTATATGACAACTACATTGTTCACTTTCTTAATAAGTTCGGAGGCTTTGAGTCGGTACTATTTAACAAAGTAAGCAAAAAGACTTTTGACATTGAACGCAAATCATTTCAACAATTACCTTATCGAGTTAGTAGCAGCGGAGTTGTTAGCATCAAGTCATCAAACATTATGTATGAACAAAAGACAATGTTCGGTGTTAAGTTTAATGAAAAGTTAAGAGTTTCAACAGACTTACTAAGCACGAATGAATGGTACTGGTTAAGTGAATTAGTTTGCTCACCTATGGCATACATTCAGCAGTTAGGGATTAGCACACTATACCCTATGGCAATAGCAGCTACTAACTACGAATTTAAGCAAACCTTAGTAGATGGATTGCAGCAACTAACTTTAGATGTAGAATTTAATAATGGGTACAAAACACAATATAGATAATGATAGAGTTATTTGTAGAGAAATATAGTGTAGATGTTGACAAATCATTTAGCGTAATGCTAACTATGGCTATTGATGACATTAAAGACTTTTCAGCTAAAAATACAACATTTAGTAAAACGATTATATTACCAGGGACGAATCGAAACAATGTTTTGTTTGGTAATTTATTCGATATTAATGCAGGTAATAACTATACAACTTCATCACCTAATACTGGTATAAATTTCAATGCAAGTGTTTCAGCTAATGCTATAATGTTTGCAGATAATATTCAAGTATTTAAAGGAACATTTAGAATATTAGAAGTAGTCATAGATAATGGAATGATTGAATATGAAGCTGTAATATTTGGTGAGTTGGGTGGCTTTGTTTCAAAATTGGGAGCAGCTAAATTGGAGGACTTAGACTTTTCTGCTTATAATCATACTTACTCAATAGCTAATATAACGAACAGTTGGACTATTGGCTCAACAATAAGTTATACTGCTGGAGTTGGTGGTCTTACATTTATTGGAAGTACATTGATTATTTATGGTTATACTGTTGCTAATGTTGGAGTAGGAGATACAATTACAATTACTGGAACTTCTAACAATGGTACATACACCATTAAAACGATTAGTGATGATGGAACAGATACAACTATTGTAATTACCACAACTTTTGCTGTAGGTCAAAACACCAGCGGAACTGTTGTATTTTCTTATAGAACTGGTACTGGTTACTATTATCCTTTAATTGACTATGGTACTTACTCAACAGATAAAAAAAATTATAAGGTAGGAACATTTAGACCAGCTTTATTTGTTAGAGAATATATTGACAAAATATTTTCAGGGACAGGTTATAGCTATACTTGTGATTTATTTAACACAAGAAGATTTAAAGGTTTAATTATACCTAACAATAAAAAAGAATTAACTAAAAAAAGTTCATTACAATTAGATATTTCATCTACAGTTGGGGCAACAATGACACTAGATAATCTTGTTTATCCAAATGGTTTTAAATTCGATATACAATCAACATTAGGATATTTTGTTGCTGGAACTGGATATTATTTAAGACCAAATACTAAATTTACTTATACAAGTGGGACTGCTGCAACTGGTGATTTTACTTTAATATTTGACATTGATTTTGATAATAGTTCGTGTAGTTTAGATGTTAAAATTAATTTAAAAAAGAATGGAGTAAAAATAGACACAGTTAATAACATTTACATTTCAGCAGGTGAGATTGGTAATTATGCAAATGAATTACACTTCTTAAATAAAACATTTAGTAATAATGATATTTTAACTTTTGAAGCTGAAATGGTAGGTACACCATTAATAAGTGATACTTGTACTTTTACTGTAAATACTTTACAAGTAACATTTGGTAATACTGGTAATAATTATGCTTTGATTACGATAGGTCAAAACCTTGTAATCAACGATACTATCCCTCAAAACATTCTACAAAAGGATTTTATAAGTAGCGTTATTAAATTATTCAACCTTTACATTTTTGAAGATAATACCAAAGAAAAGAATTTACAAATAAAACCTTTTGTGGATTTTTATGCAGGTGCAACTACTATAGATTGGAGTAATAAAATAGATCGTTCGCAGCCATTGAGAATAAAACCAATGAGTGAATTAAACGCTAGATATTATGACTTTAAATTCAAAGATGATGGAGATTATTATAATGATTTATACAAGAAACGATATAATCAAACATATGGATCTTATAAATATGATAGTGGATTTGAATTTAGTAAAGACTCAACCACTATTAAATTAATATTCAGCGGAACTCCTTTACTAGGTTATTCAGGCGAAGATAAAGTTGTAAGCACAATATTTAAAAGAAACGGAACTACTACAGGACAAGGCGAAGAACAACAAGATAGTAACATAAGAATTTTACAAGCTAAGTTAATTAGTGGCGTTGCAAGTTGGAATATAAAGAACGCAGCAGGAAGTAGCACTTTAGGAAGCTATACTAATTACCCTTACGCAGGTCACTTTGATGATCCTGATGCACCAACTAACGACATACAATTTGGAGTGCCTCAAGAGTTATTTTATGAGTTGATTAGTGGTGCTATTAATGTTAATCAATTCAATGTTTATTGGAGTAGTTATATGTCAGAAATAACCGACAAGGATAGTAAGCTATTGACTTGTAAAGTGAAGTTATCTAATAAAGATATTTTTAATATTGATTTTAGCAAATTAATTTGGATTGATGGCAGCTTATTTAGGTTGAATAAGATAATAGACTTTAATGCAAGTATTGAAGATACTTGCACAATCGAACTTTTAAAAGTAATTAATAAAATATACTAATGGCAGACATAGAAATAAAAGCAAGGATAAGTGCAGACACCAGCGAAGCAACGAAAGGAGTTGATAAGTTAAACAATTCGTTAAATAATTCAAAGCAAAGTACAAAAGATAGTGCTGGATTATTTGGGAATTTAAAAGACACTTTGGGTAAAGTTTCTCCAGCTGCTGATGGTGCTATTGGTGCATTTGATGGCGTAGGCAAATCTATGTGGAAGTTAGTAGCTAATCCAGTAGGTGCAATCATTTTAGCTATTGTTGCAGCTTTAGCATTATTATATAAATCTTTTACTAACTCATTCGAGGGTGGACAAAAGATGGAACAAATATTTGCAGGGATAAAAGCAGCAGGGCAGGCATTAATTGATAACCTTGAAAAAATTGGTGGTGCTATAGTTAAATTGATGAGTTGGGATTTTAGTGGTGCAATTAATGATATTAAGGGCGTAGCAAAAGAGGCTGGTGCAGCTTATGAGGCAATGGCTAAACTTACAAAAGATGCACAGAAACTACATCAAGAACAACTTGCAAATGATTTAGATCAAGCAGAAAGAGCAAAGAAATTAGCAATACTAAGAGAACAAGCAACAGATGAAACTATCCCTATTGCTAAAAGAAAAGCGGCTTTGCAAGATTTGAAAAAAGATGCAGAACAAAATAGTAAAGATGACATTGATTTAGCTAGAAGAACTACAGAGAATAAAATTGCACAACTTACATTACAAAAAGATGGTGCTAAAAAGAATCAAGATGAAATCAATAAACTTAAGATTGAGCAAATAAAAGTTGAAACTGAAAACGCAGGAGAATTAAGACGTATTAATAAACAATTAATAGCTGCCGATAAAACTGCAGAGGCAGAAAGAAAACAAATGGCAGCCGATGCAAAGGCTAGAAAGGATAAAGAATTGGCAGATGAAAAACAATATTTGCAAGTTAAAAACAAATTAACTAATGAGGCTAACCTTGCTGCTATTACTAATGAAGTAGAATTAGCTAAACAAAAAATATTAAATAGTGAAAAAGATAAATTAAAAGAAGTTAATGATTTAAAAGTTAATGAGGAATATAAAAAGTCATTGCGTGAAATGATTGCAAAATCAACACAGCAAGAACTTGATAAAATAGATGCAGAATATACAGCTAAGCAGTTTGAAAAAACTAAAAAAGAATTTGAAGATTGGAAAAAGCAAAATGATGAAAAATTAGCAAAGCAAAAAGAATGGCAAGATAAAGCTCAGTCTGATTATATTAATAAACAGATTTCAAATAAGTTAAAAGAAAAACAAGAACTAGATACTATTGATTTAAGATTGCAAACTCCTGCTGAATTATATCAACAGCAGCTTATAGATTTACAATCAAAGTATAAACAAGAATTAGCTATTGTAGGAAATAATGAAGAATTAAAAGCAAGACTTCAACAAGAATATGCCGAACAAACAACAGCTTTAAAAGCTAAACATCTAAATGACCAGTTAAACGAAACTAAATCAGTAGGAGATAATATTGCTAGTGTTATAGGTCAACAAACAGCAGTAGGTAAAGGATTAGGTATTGCCAATGCTTTAATCAATACGTATCAAGGTGCTACAGATGCCTTACGTGCAAAGTCAACATTACCATCACCATTTGACGTAGTGGCTAAAATAGCAAACGTAGCAGCAGTATTAGCAAGTGGATTCAAAGCAGTTAAAGCAATTACATCGGTGCAAGTCCCTGGTGCTGGTGGCGGTGGTGGTGCAAATCCATCTGTTCCAACTCCAATAACTCCGCAACAGATTTCAACACAACTAAATGCTTCAAGTATTCAAGGTGTAGGAAATGCAGCTGGTGCTGGAGTTGGTAGGTCATTTGTACTAGACACAGACATTAAAGACAATCAAGAAAGACAAGCAAGAATAAATAGAGCAGCGAGGTTAGGATAAAATAAATCCCGATGTAGAAACATCGGGATTCAACCAAAATTTTTAAACAACATGAAAACTGAAAAGCAAATATAAATAAAATTAATTAATATGTTACCAATTTACGAATTAAAGATTTCAGAAAATATAAACGATGACAGCGAAGTAAATTTTGTTGCCTTAGTTGATAAACCAGCTATTGAGAAAAACTTTTTAGCGTTTCAATTTGTTGAACCAACAAAGGGCGAAAGGCAAACAGATTTTATCCCACGTTGTATAAGCTATGTTATTAATGAGGGTAAAAGCAATGAGCAAGCAGTAGCAATATGCAACTCAATGTGGGAACAACATTTTGCAAGTGAAAAAGTTTCTTTTGATTATGATGATACACTTTCAACTACAAGAGGCAAAGACTTAGCAAAGCAATGTATTGACAAAGGCGAAGATGTTTATATTATTTCGGCAAGGGATAACAAAGATAGAATGTTATCAGTAGCTAATGAGTTAGGAATTGCATCAAGTAAAGTTTATGCAACAGGTAGCAACAAAGCAAAAGTTGAAAAGATTAAGGAGTTAGGAATAAGCAAACACTATGATAATAATAGTGATGTAATTAAAGAACTTGGCAGCATAGGAGAAAAGTTTATGCAACAAAATTTTGCAATTAGTAATGAAGATAAACGTATAATATCAGGACCATTAATGATTGCAGAAAAACCGATTTATAGAAATGATGATCAAGGAGAATATTATATTAAGTTTTCAGCAGAAACAATAAAGCAGATTGCTATTAAGTATGCGAAAAAAGGATTTCAAAATAATGTAAACTTAATGCACGATAGCGGAGCGGTAGTTAGTGGGTTGACTTTATTTGAAAGTTTTATTTGCGATACCGAAAGGGGAATAATGCCAATGCAAGGTTTTGAAGATTTGCCAAATGGAAGCTGGTTCGGTTCATTCTATGTTGAGAATGATGCAGTATGGAACGATGTCAAAGCTGGAAAATTCAAAGGGTTTAGTGTTGAGGGGTTGTTTAAATACAAACCAACGCAAACAGAAATGACGGCAGAAATGGCAGCCGATGAAATTTTAACGCTTTTAAATCAAACAAACGACGACTTCAATAGTTATATTGTAGAATAAATAGTTTAAATTATTTTATGAGTACAAATTTAAAAGACAAATTAGATAAAATCAAAGGAGCATTTGATGTTTTAGCTGCAAAATTTAACGCTGCTGATCCAATACCAGCACCACAACCAGTTAAAATGGCTACAGATTACAAAACTTTAGATGGTCAAACTGTATTAAGTATTTCTGATTTAGTAGTTGGCGGAGATGTTATGATTGGCGAAACTGCTGCACCTGATGGAGAATATACTTTGGACAATAACACTATTGTACAAGTAGCAGCAGGTAAAATTGTTGAGTTAAGTTCACCAGCAGAGGACATGCTTCCTGAAGAAATGAAGAAAATGCAAACAACTATTGCTAAAATGACTTCACAAATTGCAAACTTAGAGGCTGCAATTAATTCACAAAAGCAAAACTTTAATGCTTCAATTACAACTAACAAAGAACTAATGGAATTAGTTGTTGAGTTAAGCGAAAAAAGCATAGTTGCACCAGTTGAGAAAGTAGTTGATTATTCAACACTTACTCCTTTACAAAAATTTAGATTAAGCAAACAAAATTAATAATAAAAAAAACAAATAAACAATGGCAATATCATACAATATCGTTGACATTCGTGGCGTAGCAGCCGAGCCAGTAGTAGAAGAGATACTATTCCAAAATGACACCATAAACAAAGGTTTAGTAACCCTTGAAGAAGATGTTAAAGCTGAAACAATTTTCACAGAGGCAACAGCTACTGCAACACTTCAAGCATATACAAGTGGTGCTCCTAGTTCATCAGGTTCATTGACTGCATTTGATGTAGCAGTAACACCAGTAAAAACTCAATTTTATCAAGAGTTTGATCCAAACACTATTCGTTTCTCACGTTTCAAAAGAGATTTAAAGCCTGGTGCTTGGGAAATTTTCAGTAACGAATTTGAAAGAATTGTTATAGGTGGATTATACGCACAACAAGTTTCTAACGCTATCGAAAA